ACAGGTAAGTCAGGAACAATAAGAATAGTTGATGACCCTGTTAAGGATAGTGTTGAGGGATTGAATGAAGAACGTTTGGATATGATATGGAAGAAGTACACAGATACGTTTCTAAGCAGAGTATCAGGTCATTACATTGACATAGTAAATCATACTCGTTGGAATTCTAAAGATTTATGTGGAAGGTTATTAAAGATACAACCTGAGAAGTGGTATGTATTCAGGAGAGAAGTTTACAACAAAGAAACTGACACAATGTTATGTGATGAGTTACTTAACAAAGAATCTTATCTTGACATTAAGCAGTTATCTAGTCCTGAGATATTTAGTGCAAACTATCATCAAATACCAATTGATGTTATGGGAAGGTTGTATAACAATATAAATTTTTATGAATTAAAATATAATGAAGGAACGCCTTATGGCGTTTACACTTGTGGTTCTTTAAGAACCAATATTAATGACCAAGAAGTAGAAGTAATTACATTTGAAGATATTATAGCATATGTAGATACTGCTGACACTGGTAAGGACTATCTTTGTTGCATTATTGCGGGTGTTTCTAAGGGTGAATTATATATTATTGATGTATTGTACACATTAGCAGCAATGGAGGAAACAGAACCAGCTACAGCATCTTTATTGTATAAGAACAAAGTTAATAAATGTCTTATTGAAAGTAATTCTGGTGGACGAGGATTTGCTCGTAATGTTATTAGATTGCTTTGGGATAAGCACAGAACAAGGAATACAAATGTAAGATGGTTTCATCAAAGCAAGAATAAGATAAGCAGAATTATAGCAGCATCCTCATTTGTAGTTAACCATGTTTATTTTCCTGATAGCATCTATGATACACATGAAGAATTTTTTGAATCACTCATTCAATATCAAAAAGCTGGAAAAAACAAACATGATGATAGTGTTGATACACTTACTGGATTGACTGAGATGACAATATCAAATACAAGTACAAAAGTAATAAAAATTCGTAAATGAATTGGGTATTTTAAATACCAATTACGAAAATTCGTAAATGAATAAAGAAGGTGATATATTGCTTTATAATTTGGATTTCTTAAATGTAGGGAAACCATTTCCACCAGAATCTGAGATAGAAAGATTAGCTTTATATAGTAAGAATAAACTATTATTTGAAGGGAAACATGAATTTGTATATGCTGAGAGTTTCAAACGTATTCAAAGAGTAATAGGGAATTTTTATGAAGTAATAAGCTATGCTACTCTTACAAACTTTCAGAAGCTTATAACAAAGAAGATAGCAGATTTATTATTAGGTGAACCTCCAACAATAACAGCACCAGAACAGGACTCACCTGAGCAAACAGCTATTGATGAGATAATGATAAACACAAGATTAATAAAAACACTTTATATGTGTGCAATGGACATAAGTCGTTTTGGTGATGGTATATTAAATGTTTATCAAGATAAAGATACTAAAGCAGGACAGATTGATGCTATATGTCCTAGTTTATGGTATCAAGTTGTAGATGAAATGAATATTCAACACGTTTTATATCATGTACTAGCATTTAGAGATGAAGAAAATCAAATGTTGACTGTACAAATACATTCCAAAGGATATATTGAGAACAGAAAATATAAATTTGATAGGAATAAAATAAGTAAATTACTATTCTCTGAAATAGTTAATACAGGATTAGATGATTTTGCAATCATTCCAATTTCTAATTTACTTACCTCAGATAGAGCGTATGGAATTGATGACTACAGTGATTTAGATGCTATCATTAGTGAAATTGAAGTTAGAGCATCACAGATTAATAAGATTTTAGATAAACATTCAGACCCTTCAATGTCTGCACCAGCTAGTGCATTTCAACAAGATATGGATACTGGTGAATGGGTATTGAAAGCTGGTAATTGCTTCATGTCAGAGAGTAAAGAAGACCCACAAGTTGCTTATATCACATGGGATGCTCAATTAGAGAGTAATTTTAAGCAAATTGAAGTATTAATGAATTTCTTATATACCATAAGTGAAATGGGTAGTGCTGTTTTTGGGGATTTAACGAAACAGAGTGGACAAGTACCATCTGGTAGTGCATTGAAAAGACTAATGATAAATCCTTTAGCAAAAGTTAATAGGATTAGAATGAATGTTACACCTGAAGTACAAAAAGCAATTATTTTATGTTCAGAATATGGTGGGAAAAACATAATATCATTGAAAGACACTATGATTGCTATTAATTGGCAAGATGGTTTACCATTAGATGAAAAAGAAACGACTGAAATAATGCAAATTAGAACAGGTAACAAACCAACTATAAGTCAAATTTCAGCTATAAAAATTCTTGATTCTAAAGATGATGAAGCTGCTGAAGAGGAATTAGCTACTATAAATGATGAAGAAGCTACAGCAACACCTTTACAAACAGACCCTTTTGCTAGTAAAAATGATGATATACCACCTGACACGAGTCCAAAGACATTTAATCGTACACAAAGTACGATATAGTTGGTGCTTAATGCACCAAAGTAGGTGATAAAATATGTTAGATATAGATATACAAAAACTAATTAAGTATTATATACAAGGACAATCAAATTTAATTAATATTATTGCTAAGAAAACAGCTAAAGGTAATGTTACACAATATCATAAAGACTTATTAAAACAAGTTAATCAAGAAGTAGATAAATTAAATACTTATGCAAAGAAATGGACAAAGGATTACGTACCAAAGACTTACAATAATACAATTGGAGAATTAGTAAGTAATCCTCAGATAGATGTATCATTTAGCGGATTGGATAATAGAGCTATACAAATACTTGTAACAAACACTACAGATTCTTTAATCACAGCTAATAATTTTGTTGGTAGGCAGATAAACGATACTATTAGACAAAATTCGCTTGATGTAATAACTCAAACTCAACTTACTGGTGGAACAATAAAAGATGCTCAGAAAGCATTATATTCTAAGCTTGTGAGTGAAGGGTTTAGTTCTATAAAAGATAAAAGAGGTAGAAATATGAATTTAGATTCATATGCTGCCACCGTAGCTAGAAGTACTACTGCTGAAACACAAAACACAGCAACTATAACTCGCTTGACAGAGAATGATTATGACCTTGTACAGATTACAAGTCATGCTGGTAGCTGTGCGCTTTGTGCTGGGTTTCAAGATAGGATATATAGTATTAGTGGAAAAGATACAAGATTTCCACCATTAGATGATGCAATGGGTGGTGGATATGCAAATATTCATCCAAACTGTAGGCATAGAGTGACACCTTATATTGAGAGATTTAATAATGTTGCAGAAGATATAAAAAAAAGTAATAAGCCTTATACTGATAATAGAAGTCAAGAACAAAAAGATAAATATGATAATAAGCAACAACAAAATCGTAAACAAAACACTGATAGAAGACAATGGGAAAAGATGAAGTTATCTGGAATAGATAATGTTCCCAAAACGCTATCAGCATTTCGTAGTATGAAAAAAGCAAAATCTGAAAAATATCAATCAATAATTAAAAAATATAAATTAATAACACTGGCTTGATGCCATAGGAGGAATTGACCTGATGTCAAATTTTAACATATGTCGTTCACCATTACTAGCTGCTGATGCAGATACAGGTAATAGTGGAGATAATAATAATGGTACGAATGAAAGCAACAATACAAATTCAACAGTAAATACTCAAAAACCTAATGTACCAGATGTACAAGGTAAAGTTTTTTCTGACGAATATGTAAAGAGCTTACGAGAAGAAAGTAAAGACCATAGGCTCAAATCAAAAGGATATGAAAGCAAAATTAAGTCTTTATTAGGATTGAAGCCTGAAGATGATATTTCTGACTTAGATAACCTTATAACAAATTTTAAGAATAACAATCAAAAATCAATTGATGTAGCTACACAAAAAAGTAAAAATATGCTTTTGAAAGCTGAAATTAAAGCACTAGATGGTTATAATCATAAGCTTGTAGAAAAATTACTTGATACGTCTAATGTGACCATTGATAATGATGGCACTGTAACAGGACTAAAGGAAGCTTTAGAATCTATGGAAAAGGATTTCCCAGAAGTTAAAGCTTTAAATAGTAATACATCAAATAGCGGATTTAGACCAGCAGGAAATAGTACAGAAGTATTTTCCAAAGAACAAGTTAGTAAAATGTCAGTAGAAGAAGTAAAGAAAAATTATGCAAAAATTATAGAGTCTAAAAAGACTTGGTAGCGACATTCATGTCCCTACCAAAAATAAAAATATTTTAAATTAGAAAATTATCAATTCATTGGTCTTAAAGACTAATCCAGAGAATTTTAAGTAAATAAATTAAAATTTGAAAGGAATTGATAAACATGGCAAGTAACGTAAATTGTGATAATTTCATCCCTCAGTTATGGGATGCTAGTGTTTTAAGAACTTTAGAAGATAATTTGGTGGCTAAACAGATATGTAATGTTTCAGGAACTGAACAAATAAAAGCATTTGGAGATACTGTTTTCTTCAATGGACTATCAGACCCAACAGTAGATGATTATACTGGAACAATCACTTATGAAGCTTTAGTAGATAGTCAAGTAGCATTATTAATCAATCAACAAAAATATTATGCTTTCAAAGTAACAGACCCAGAACAAGCTATGGCAAACGTAGATTTAAAAGGGTCACAAGCAGATAGAGCAGCTTATTCATTGAAGAAAGCTTGCGATACTGTAATTATGGGAGAATATGCTAATGCATACCATACTGTACAAGATACGACATGTACTACTACTAATATCTTATCTGATATTGGTTTAGCTAAACAGTATTTAGCTGAAAATAATGTTAATGAAAATGATATGTACTTGGTAATTCCACCATGGGTACAGCTTAAACTAGAATTAGCTGGAATTGTATTTTCTATTAATGAAGGTATCAATGGCAAAGGTGGAATGAACTGGGCAAAAGTATTAGGGTTTGATGTATTTGTAACGAACCAAGTTGCTAATACAAATACAACAGTAGCACCTTATTCACAATGTTTAGCTGGTTCATATAATTCAATTGTATTTGCAGATAGATTAGAAACTTCTGAAATGTTCAGAAGTCAAGATACTTTTGAATACTATTGCAGAGGGCTTCATATCTTTGGAGTAAAAACTGTAAAACCTAAAGAACTTGTAAAACTTGATTTAAGATATACAGCAGAAACAACAATCTAAGTTTGGTTATAAAACCAAAATCGTAATATAAAACAAATTTGAAAGGAATGATATAAATGGCAGTAGCAGTAACTAATACTAGCATAGCATTATATAATACTGCTGGAGTAATAACAGCAAATCCAGCAACTTCTACATCTACAAATGGAACAGAAGTATTCACTATAACACTTGCAAAAGCAACTAAAGATACAATTTTAATTATGCATAATACAGGTGCAGCTGGAGCAGTTTCATATTCTGTAGCAGTAGGAGTTGGCGTTTTTGCTGATGCTGATGCATTAACAGGAACAGTTGCAGATGGTGTTTTAACAGCAGTTAAGTTAGATGGTGCTTATGTAAGTGCAACAGGAACAATTGTAATTACATTCACTCCATACACAGGGCAGAAATTGCTCACAGACCATGCTTTCACAGCATATGTAATTGAAGCAGTATAATTGGTACTTAATGTACCAAAATTGGTATGTAAAATACCAACATAGAAATACAATAAAAAATAAGAGGCATACATGTTAAAAACCATTTTGGCATACAAAACTGTGTATGCCTCTTTTTTTACATAATATTTGGTATTAAATGACAAAAATAGAAGGAGTAATAAATATGAAAAGTAGAACAATATCAAGTCCTATTGGATACGTCAATACTGATGATACATTACTTCAATGTAATGCAGGAGCTAATGCTATACGTATTAATCTTGATAGTTATCTTAATTATAAAGACACATTCACTATAAAAAAAACTGATAGTACAGTTAATGCTATCAGCATATATTCACAAACAGATGAAGTTATAAATGGAATAGTAGCAGCAACACCTACTACTATAACAGCAGAAGGTAATAAAATTATATTAAGTCCTGTTTTTGGTGGTTTTGCAATTATACATAATGATGCAAATGACGATACTGGATATGTAAACGTTTCAGGTGATACTATGACAGGAAATCTTACAGCTCCAGTGTTTATTAGTAATGTAGCAACTGGAACAGCACCATTAACAGTGACTTCAACAACTAAAGTTGATAATTTAAATGCAGACTTTTTTGATGATATGCATACAAGTATAGGGGCAACTCCAAATACAATTGTTGCAAGAGATAGTGCAGGAGATTTTACATCTACTGCAACAGATAGTGTAAACACTTCTGCCGTAGCAGTATCAACAACAAATGGAAATATTTTAATCAATGAAGCTGAAGTTAATGTTTATACGCATCCTGCTGCCTTAACAGGTGGATTTTATGTTTATGACAAAGCAATTAACTTAGAAATTTCTGGCAATGATATTTACCATGGATTTTATGAAGCAACTCCATTAGATATTACAGCAGGTACTAATAATGGATGGACAGTAAATGATGGAGTTTTAGTAGATGCAAACATCACAAGTGAAGCTGATAATACAGTATTAAGAATAGTTACAAGTGCTAGTCATAATTTGGCAGAAGACGATATTGTAATAATGACAAATATGAACAATGCAGGACATAATGGTGCAACATGTGTAACAGTTATTAATGATACTACATTTGATTGTAATGATATAGCTTATGTAACTGGTGCTGGTGCTTCAAGTGGTAAGGTAATTAAACCAACCAATTTAGAAGCTGATGCAGGAACTTCAGGCATCCATTTTATTTCATTTTCTATGAGTGCTTTTTCTGCCATAGCAAATAAAACATATAAAGTTGAGGCTATAAAAGATGCGTCTGCTTTAGATAATATTGTTGCAGAAAATACTTTAAATTCATTTAAACCTCAATCTTTTGGGGCTAGTGGATATGCAACAATTACAGCAGGACAGAAGATTTGGTTACAACTGAAGAACATAACAGATTCAACAAATATGACTATTAAGCATATGAATTTAACAGTAACACAAATTAAATAAAACAACTGGTAGGAAGTGATACAAAATATGGATTATAAAATATTTGGAACACCAAACATGCTTGTATCAACAAGAATAAAACATAAATTAAAACCTATATTCCGTTTTAATAATGATGGTGAATATATATTAAAAGATACTAATATCCGCTTACAACGGATATTACATCGTTTTGAATATGAGAATATTCCAGAGATACAAGCAAAAGCGGTGCTTGATGCACCAAAATTGGTGCTTAATGCATCAAAAGCAGAAATTGAAGAAGTAAAAAAGACTGCTAAAAGTAGGAAGGAGAAAAAATAGATGGTACAACAAAGTTTAATGACAACACTTTTAAATGCTTGCAA